TAAAAATCAGCTAACAAGGCGTTCCAGCAGACATCAAGCCCGCTGCTTTTCTCGCCCTGTCCTCCTTTATTGTTTTTATTAAATTCTCAGCCACCACACAGTTTCTAGTGTGCTTGGTGCGGCTGAACTTTGGCGTTAGCAACAATAGCCTCTTCTAAGCAATCGCCTTGCTGTGCATCACAGTATTCCTTGAACTCTTCTAGGTTACAGTCGTCAAACAGACAACTGACACAGGACAGGGTCTTCATGCAGTCCGGACTGGTCGCGTGTTTCATGCACTCGTTAAACTGCGGGTCGTCGTCTTTGTGTGCCCTGTGCGGGGAGGTGTTGAGAGTCTCTGGTACAGTGCAGGTCTTGTAGGTTTTCATTACATAAACTCCTCTGCTTCTTTTTGTTCTTCTTTTGACCAGCCGGACTCCTCTGTCCAGCCGTAGTCTTTTATGTTTATATCTAGCGCATCACGCTTGAACGGACCAAACGTAACGTCCATCACTCGGCTATACTTGCCCGAAGTATCTACAACTATACTGCTGACTGTCGGCCAGTCAAGCTCTAGCGCGTCTTTTACTGATGCGGGCGGCGTTATGCGGCGACGAATAGCCCACTGCTCGGCTTTCTTCCGCGCAAACCCGCTGTGGTCGAAGCAGATCCATTCATTGAACAGGATGCTCTTGCAGTCGTATGTCACCTTCATGCTGCTGGCCTTTCCGGCCTTCTTGTGTTCGGTGTAGGTGATCGCGTATACCTCTATCTCGTCGATAGCCTCATCGCTCATAATAGCGGCGTCACTCGCGGTACGTTCCAAGTTAGGCTCTGGCTTAGGAAACTCATACCCACAGTCTGGGCACAGGCGTATAGATGTGTGCAGTAGCGCTAGGCATTCCGGACATTCCTTGATGGGCGCTTCGCCTTCGCCAGGTGGCCTGTTGACGTCGCGTGGTTCGATCCTGTCTACTGGTCCGTGACGCTCGATGTTGCCGCCGTAGTCAAGCACGATGCATCGGTCCTTATCGTCGCACGGACGCATACCGCGTCCCATTATCTGTACATACAACCCCGTGGACTTGGTGGCGCGGCATAGTGCTATCAGATCGATATGCGGTGCGTCAAAGCCTGTGGTAAGTACGCCCATGTTGACTAAGAACCTGTACTTACGCGCCTTGAAGTCGTCCAGTATAACCATCCGCTCGACCTTCGGCGTAGTGCCGTCCACGACCTCTACCCGTTCACCTGTCAAGTGGCGTAGGTATTCGGCCATATGATGCGCGTGTTTCACGCCGGATGCGAAGATCAATATGCCCTTACTGTTCTCTGCCGCCGCTACGACCTCGTTACAGATGTTCTTGACCGTGTTGTTCGCGTCGAACACGGCCTCCAGTTCATCCGCTTTGAACTCGCCAGCGCGGATGTGTACCTGTGAAAGGTCAACGTGCGTGACCCCACGACGTCCGGTTAGACGGCACAACTCGCCCCTTTCAATGAGTGTGCCGATTGGTATGTCGTAGGCCACGCCGTCGAACATGGAGTCATCCTTGCCATATAGCAAACCCGATGACATCCGATAAGGTGTCGCCGTCAGTCCGACTACCTTAATGTGTGGGTTGATCTGTGTTAGGTTGTCGATGAACCTCTGATACATGCTGTCGTCGTCGTTATTGATCAGATGCGCTTCATCGATTACAATCAAATCTGTATGGCCGATCTTGGCGGTGTGCCTGTGTGCGGTCTGTATGCCTGCGAGGAGGATCTGCGCCTCGTACTCGCGCTTGTTCAGACCTGCGGATAGATAGCCGACATCGGCGTCAACGCACAGGCGTGATACCCAATCGCCGTTTTGGATCAGCAGTTCCTTTACATGCGTCGCCAGTATGATTCGGGTAGTCGGCCACTGCTTGATCGCGTCCTGCACGAACATAGCCTGTATGACCGACTTGCCGGAACCTGTTGGCGCGACCACAAGCGGGTTGCCGCGATTGGCTCTGAAGAATCCGTAGATGCTACTTACTGCGTTCTTCTGATAGTCTCTTGGGATGAAGTTCATTTACTGTCCTTATGCTTGTAGTTCTTGCGCTCTCGGAACTCTTCCTGCTTGCCCTTATTGAATAGCTTTACGGGTCTGTGATAGCCGACTATCCTTGTCCAAACCTCGCACTTCTTTCCGCATTTAGTCATTTGACACCCCATACAAAACGGTCTCTGCCGTTCCAAATACCGTCGTCCTCCCAATGGCCATAGCCCTGTCGTACTGCCTCGGCCTTCAACCGTCCAGCCGCGCAGTCGTGGTTGGCGTTCAGCGAGCGCTCGCGCAGGCGTCCTTCAAAATGGAATACCACGGCCACAGCGATGATGGCGGCGATGACGTAGATCTTGAACCGTACCGGCGTGAGTTCTATGATTGCTCTAGTATGCTCTATCATTGCTTCTTCTCCAAAGTTTAAGGGGCCTCGGCAGAGGAGACCTAAAGGTTACCGAGACCCCTTGTTGTTATTGTTGTTTAGAACGGGATATCGTCACTAGCTTCGGTGCCGCCTTCCCAAGGAGCAGGTGAAGTCCCTGCGCCCTTTGCAGCCGACGGTTGTTCCTTGTCGATCAATCCGGACTCTGGGCAGAACCCCTTGATGTCCTCCTGCGGGTCACCGTTATAATCGCGATGGGCGATCTTGATGCCCAGCGGGATGTTATGGAGTGCGTTGGAGTCCTGCGGGCAGGTGACACCAACAGCCCGACAGATCGCGGCCAGATCGCGCTGTGCAATCTCTACTGCCGTGGTGTTGTCGTTCCACAGGTTGATGATCATCCATAGCTTGCGACCCTTGAACCCGTCAGTCTGAACAGTGAACTCGACCTTGAGGTAGCTGTTCTGTGGCTTGTTCTTGCTCTGGGTCTTCTCTGACCCAGTGATGATCGCGGCATACCAGCCGACTGGGATTACACCAAACGATTCGTCTTTGTGTTCGTCTGCGTTAAAAGTGCCTAGATCTGCCATTATTCTTCTCCTTTGGTATTTTGGATAGCGGCAACTGCTTGTTGCCATTTGTTGTAGTCGAGTACCATTTCGTATGGTACTTCGCCGTATGCCCCACGACCTCCACCTGGATGGGCTGGTCGTTTCTTCGTGTACAGATAACGGGTATCTGTGGATACTGCGCGGATTTCCTCCTTATTAAATCCGACATCTTTGCTGACGGTTGTAATCTTATGGTTCGCGAACAGAATGGCATCAGCCCAACGATACAGTGCGGCTCTTGCCTTTTTATGAATATCCGTCTCGTACACGCTGTATGATTCGGAATTAGGATCACTGAACGTGCCTACAACAACATGGCCGATGAGGATTATGCCCATGCCCTTGTCCCGTAGTCGGTCAAGAGCGTTCATCAGCTTCTGCCATTTGCCGAGTGCTTCGGTGTAGCCCTTGCTATAGCCGCCGCCGACCTTCTCGATACTGTCGGTGCCAGCATCGTCGCAGACCTGCTTCCAAACTATCGGTTCGAGCGTTGAGATGGAGTCGATTACCAATGTCTTGTAGTCGTGGTCCTCCTTGACCAGCAACTTGATTGACTCTGATAGCTCGGCCCATGTACTGACCACAGGCAGTTGATCGACGTCTAGGTCGTCAATTCCTTCCTCGCCCTTGATAGGCATGAAGATGGGTTTTGGTGCCTGTGCCGCGAATACCGACTTACCGATCTTCTCTGTGCCTACCAGGATGACGCGTGGCGGTCGGATGATACGCCCAGATGTGATTGATTCCAGTGTGATTGCCATTATTCTTCTCCTTTGTTTTGTGGTTAGTTACTAACAATAGTAACCTTAGCTCAGATCGTCAACCGCCCAATCTAAAATTAAATATTACAGCGCTTGCAGATGTCGCGTAAGGCTCTGACATCATCGATGTTATGCTTTTTGATTTCACTGAGTAATCCCGATTGATACTGGTCGTAGACGTTAGATCCGGACCCGTGCGGTTCGCGAATCTGTAGTACGCTGCATATATCCGCCATCCGTTTACGGTCCTTCGTAAATGGCAGGATCGTCATGGGATCCAATACAATCGAGTGGTCCCAAGGCTTTGCGTCGTATGGCAGTTGGACGGTTCTAATCGCGTGATAGATCCTACGCGCCTCAAGCACTGGCAGGTCGAAACCCTTGATGTTGTATCCGCACCACTGCACATGTGGTCCAACAGTCTCTACGGCGGTAAAGAAGCTCATCAGAATGTCTCTCTCGCCGACCCCTGTGACGCATTTTATCTGGTCGTCATCAAACGCCCAGGCGATGCTCACGACTTTGCTCTTCCATGCGTACAGTGCATATGAGCGGTAGTGCTTCTCATGGTCGGCTAAGACCTTGGTGTAGGCGTCCTTCGTGTCCTGCTCTGCCTTCTGTTGGTTCAATAATGCGCGGGCCTTGATCTTCTCCGGATCCTTGATGTTACTTGGTACTGGTTTGGGTTCGACTTTCACTGGGGCCGGTGGTTCGGTGGCGTACAGTGCGTTCGGGATGGTCTCTATGTCGCAGTATAATCTAGGCATTCTTGATCCTCTCTATGATGTCTGTTGTGTGTTGGGTGGCGAACCGGACAAACACAAAGGCGGCACCCTTGCTGTCCAGTATGTTGCGTTCTCTCTCGTCTAGCGTGTCATAGCTACGGTCGTCGCCCTTGACGTAGATGTCGATGTGCGGGATGACCGCCATAGCAGTAGCCACATGCGGCACTGGTACGATGAAATCCGCCAACCGCAGCGAGTCAATCGCCTTGACCCGTTCCGTGATCGGCTGGATCGGTCGTGACTCGCCTTTAGCGCGTCTTACGGCGTTATCATCGTCCACAAGGACTATCAACTTGGTTCCAAGGTCTTTGGCCATCTGTAGCCCTTCTATATGCCCCCTGTGGAGCAGGTCGAAGCAACCGTTGGTAAGAACCCACCTGTGCCGGTGGCATGGATCCTTGATGTTCTGCGGGTGCGCGGTAATCATTATGCTTCCTTATTTGATACTTGGGTGAAGTTTTCTTTTAACAATGTGATTGACGAGTCAACAAAGTGTTGCCCTTCTTCGTTCCACAGAGCTACTCGGTTGCCCTTGACTACAGCTACCTCGTAGATCATCACAGAATAATTATCCTTCCAAAATGTTCCTACTCCTACTACTGATTCATAGATGTCAGCGTTCTCTGCG